GTGATGACGATGACTTAGATGACGACCACGGCGACGGGAGTGATGATCCCCAGCGTGAAGCTATTCGTCAAGCTCGTCGTGAAGAGCGCAAGCTGAAGAAACAAATCCATCGTGAGAAGGCTCGTGAATCTAACCACCTGATCAATATGCTCAAACGTCAGAATGAGCAGATGGCTCAGCGTGTAGCTGAACTTGAACGCCGCTCCGCTGGCGCTGATTCCGCTCGTCTGGATAAGGCGATCGAAGACGGCCAGTTGCGCTTGCAATACGCCAAGATGAAAATCGCTGAAGCGACGAAAGCCGGTAACGGCGAAGCGTTGGTCGAGGCGCAAGAAGCTTGGTACGAAGCTCGCCGACAAGTGGAGGCTCTCGAAGCAACTAAGAAGCGTGCATCAACCCCCGATTCTTCAGGCGTGCCCCGCGCTCCTGATCCTCGGTTGAAGAAACATGCCTCTGACTGGATGGCCCGTAACGACTGGTATGATCCTGAAGGCCGCGACGTTGATTCTAAGATCACCGTCAAGCTGGATGAAGCTCTGGTTGAAGAAGGCTGGGATCCAACGACCCAAGAATACTGGGAAGAGCTGGATTCTCGCGTGTCGAAGTATTTGCCCCATCGCGCCAGCCGTCGCTCTGATGACGGTGATGACGGTGACGGTGAATTCCGCAGCCAAAACCAGCAGCAACAACGCCGCACGCGCCCCCGCTCGCCCGTAGGCAGCTCTGGCCGTGACAACCAAGGCGGCTCCAATACTCGCGCTGGCGAGTTCCGCTTGTCCCCTGATCGCGTGAAGGCGATTAAAGACGCAGGCAAGTGGGACGACCCAGTCGAACGCCAGAAAATGGCCCGCCGTTACGCTGAGTACGACCGTGCTCACAACATTCGGTAATTTGAGGTTAAAATTTCATCAACTCAACCGCTGAACGTACAGTTCGGCAGAGGAAACAAACATGACAGACGAAACTAAAAAGCCCGCTGAAGTCAAAGCCGCAACCGCAGCTGACAAAGGCGCGGATGACCGTCTCAAAAAAGATCTAACCGCTGGTGGTCGTGAGTCCCGCGCATCGCAGGACCGTCGCTCCGATAAGGAATCACTGGCAAGCGCACAGGAACGTCGCAGAATGTTCCGGAACGAGTGGATTCAAGAATCCTTACCGTCACCCCCGCCCATACCTGGTTTCCACGTATGCTGGCTTTCAACAACCAATGGCTACGATCCAATCCACAAACGTACGCGTATGGGCTACACGCCCGTGACGATCGATGAAGTACCAGGATTTGAGAACTATCGCGTCAAAGCGGGCGAGCACGCCGGATTTGTAGCTTGTAACGAAATGCTTCTGTACAAGATCCCTGAAGAAATCTATCAGGAGATCATGGCTGAATTGCACCACTACGCACCTCAGGATGAAGCGGACAAGATCCGTATTCAAGCTGAACAAGTGCAAGGCGGTCAGCGAGACAGCAACGGTCGCGCGTTGGGTTCACTTGAAGGCGATGGCATCCGTAACCTTGATGAGGCAAAGCCCGTTCCGGTATTTACCTGATCGGATTCACACCATCAACTGGAGATAGACTATGTCTGCAACGAATGCTCCGTTTGGTCTGCGTCCCGCCTTCCATCCCTCTGGTTTGGATCGCGCTCAAGCGCTGGCCAACGGTATCGCAAGCGGCTACGCCTCAAACATCTTGAAAGGCCAAGCCGTCAAATATCTGGCATCTAACGGTGTCATCAACGCTGTCACTGGTACTGAAGCATTCTCTGGCGCCTTCGCTGGCGTGGAGTTTACTGATACTACCGGTCGTCGCCGTGTGTCTAACTACTGGCCCGCAAGCACCACTTTCCAAGCTGGTTCTTGCATTGCTTATTTCTACAACGACCCCAACATCGTGTACGAAATCCAAGCTGACGGCTCTTTGGCTCAGACCTCCATCGGTAACGAAGCCAACTTGACCACTGCTAACTTGGCAGCTGGCTCCACTGTTACCGGTCTTTCCGCTAGCACTTTGTCTACCACCTTGGTTGGTAACGGCGTGCAAGGTCAGATGCGCATCGTGGATATCGCCCCCTACGTTGACAATAACTGGGGTGACCCCTACGTTGTTGTCCGTGCGGTTATCTCTAACACTCAAATGTTCGGTGCATTCACCGCATTTGCATAATAGGAGGAAGCTAAAATGGCAGCCCCAATGCGCAGTACGGACTTCCGTAGTATTGTTGAGCCGATTCTCAACGAATGCTTCGATGGAGTCTATGACCAACGTAAAGACGAATGGTCACGTGTGTTCCGCGAGGAACAAGGTATCCCACGTAACTACCACGAAGAACCCGTCCTCTACGGTTTCGGTGCAGCCCCCGTGTTGCCTGACGGCACCCCCGTCAGCTACCAACAAGGTGGCGTTCTGTTCCTCAAACGCTATGTCTACCAAGTGTTCGGCTTGGCGTTCGCCCTCACGAAAGTGTTGGTCGAGGACGGTGACCACATCCGTATCGGTCAGGTTTACGCCCGCCACTTGGCTCAATCGTTGATTGAAACCAAGGAAACTTTGGCAGCCAACGTTCTGAACCGCGCTTTCAACTCCAGCTACGCTGGTGGTGACGGTGTGGCTTTGAACAGCAACGCTCACCCCATCGTTACTGGTACCGCCAGCAACTTGTTGAGCACCGCTGCTAACTTGTCGCAGACCTCGCTTGAGCAAATGCTCATCCAGATCCGTCAAGCAGTCGACAACAACGGTAAGAAGATCCGTTTGGTTCCCCGCCAGTTGGTGGTGGCACCAGGCAACGTCTTCCAAGCTGAAGTGTTGCTGAAGTCGGTTCTCCGCGCTGGTACAGCCAACAACGACATCAACCCTGTTAAGTCTATCGGCCTCTTGGACGAAGGCGCAGCAGTGTTGTCTCGTTTGACTAACGCCAACGCATGGTGGGTTCAGACCGACGCTCCTGAGGGCATGAAGCTCTTGATGCGTCGCGCTCTTGAGAAGACCATGGAAGGTGACTTCGAAACTGACTCGATGCGCTACAAGGCCACCGAGCGTTACGACGTCGGCTTCACCGACTGGCGTGCAATGTACGGCACTCCTGGCGTCTAATCAACGCCAACAGGCTTCGGGGGGAGCCTTAATCCCCCCACTATTTTCAACATCTGAACAAACTTTTCAAGAAGGAGTTCAAAATGCAAGTTTCTGACGATCTGTTCTTGGGCACGGCCCAGACATTCATGGGTTTGACCCGCCAACAAAACGTAGCAACCTTCACAGGCTCTATCGCTACAACTACCCTTACAGTGACCGCCCTGTTGAACGGCGTTCCTCTGCAAGTCGGTATGCAAATTAACGGTTCCGGCGTAACTGGCGGCACCTACATCACAGGTTTTGGTACCGGTGTCGGCGGCGTCGGCACTTACACTGTGAACAACTCTCAAACTGCAGCTTCTACCACCATCGTTGGGGGCTTTGAAGACTACCTGCCTGACCCCGCGCAGATGGAACTCGGCGTCGGTCCTCTGGGTCGCGTCTATGTCTGGGATACCGTTCCCGTGACCGCAGGTACTGCAACTGTTTGCGCTTCTCAAACTCCCGCAGCCGCTGGCGCTTTGAGCTTGCTCACAACTAGCACTCTCGGTAACCGCTATCTGCAACGTGCTGACGGTACCAACGTGGTGCAGCTTGACGTACCTCGCGCTCTCAACATCACGCTGGTTGGCGGCGGTACTTCTCGCGTTTACACGATCTCTGGCTGGGACATCTACGGTCAACCTATGACTGAGAACATCACCTCCAGCGCAGGTGCTACTGTATCTGGTAAGAAAGCTTTCTTCCAAGTGGCCTCTGTCGTTGGCGCTGTTGGCGGTTCTGGTACGGCTATTACCGTAGGCACCACTGAACTTTTGGGTATCCCAGTCCGCGTTACTGATGCCGGCTACGTTATCCACGTCGGTTGGAACGGCGGCCTTGCTGACGCTGGCGGTACTGTTACCGTTGCTGATCAAGCTACCGCTACATCTACTACTGGTGACGTTCGCGGCACCTACACATTGCCTACCACCTCGAACGGTCAAGCCCGTCTCGTGATGTCTATCGCAATCCCCGCTATCGCGTGCGGCCCCAACGCAACCCGCTTGGGCGCTCTGGGTGTAACTCAAGCCTAAGGAGGCGTATCATGAGTGAATTCAAGACAATGCCAAAGATGAGTTCTTCCGAGAACTCTTTGGCCAATGCCGGCAGCGGCTCTAGCCGCTCAGTCAACGGTAAAGTCAAGGTGGCGACTGCTAGCAATAGCAGCAAAGGCGTGCAGAAGTTCAAAGACGGCGGTAAGGTGAAAAAGGCTGACGGCGGCGCCATGGGCGCTCTGGCTGACGCTGCAACCTCTCGCATGGCTTTGAAGGGCCTCGCTAAGAAGAAGCCTCAACCTATGGGCGGTCGCCCTATGGTTGGCGCTCCTACTTCTATCGGCGGCCAACCTTCTCGCGGTCAACCTTTTGCCCCCGCACCTGCCCCTACCGGCATGGCTACCCCAGCTATGAAGAAGGGTGGAGCGATGAAGAAGGCTGAAGGCGGCAAAGCTGATATGGCCCAAGACAAGGCTATGATCAAGAAAGCCTTCAAGCAGCACGACGCTCAAGAGCACAAAGACGGTAAGGGTACGGACCTCAAGTTGAAGACTGGCGGTACGCCCCCAAAATTTAAGGGTGGCGGCTCTATCGGTGGAGCCTCCAAGGTGTACTCTTCGGGTACATCAGGCATGCCCCGTGGCACCGAACCAACAGCTACGAAGGCTGCTTTGAACTCTGGTGAGGCAGGTTTTGCTAAGACCCGCCACAAGACTACACAGGGCGTCACTTCTAGCGGCCTTACCAACTACGGCAGCGGTACAAAGGGCGTTGACAAGACCCGCACAGGCGCATTTGCGTTTGGTGGCCCTGTCGGCAATGACCCGCAAGTCGTCCAAGGTAAAGCCAAAGGCGGTAAAGTCAAGAAGTACGCCAACGGCGGCACAGTGGCTGGTAAGCCTCTGCTCGGTGCGAAGAAGATGGAGGAGGGCAAGCGAGCCCCTTCCGCTCCTGTGCGTATCGATCGCCTCGCTGGTACGTTCTAATCAAGGGGGCTTCGGCCCCCTTTTCAAATACAGGTGAAATATGGGCGTTCTATCCTCAGCCGTAACGGCAATCTCTCGCGGGGACATGCAATCGGACGTGCAGTACGCTGCGCGGTCTTCTGCTTATGACCCAGTAGACAAAGTTCGGGTTTCTACCCCTCAGTCTTTGATCGACACTGACTTCGAATACGGCGTACAGCCTACGAAGTGGGAGTCGTTGTTCTTGCAGAACAATCGTCAAAGTACGTACTACTTCCCTCAGAGTCCTCTAAACCCTACCGCTACCCCCACTATCACAAGTGACGGGGCCTCACCCCGATCTCTGATCACAGTAACGATCAACGATACAGGTGGTATGGCTGCGGGTGACCCCGTTTTCATCCAAGGTACTTTGAACCCCTTGGCGAACGGCTGGTTCCGTATTGAAGCCCTTACGGCAAACACGTCGTTTACGTACTTTGCGGCTGGTCAGGTTACCAACGTAGCTGGCGGTATCTGGAACCAAGCCAGTACGTATATCTACAAAGGGTTCTACTTCACAAACGCTGGTATTCAGCTGAGCGTAACGAACGCGTTTTCTCCGGCTGGTACCACTGTGACAGTGACTACAGCGAACCCCCACGGTCTTGCTCCCAACGATCAGATCTACGTTACCGGTGTGACTGGTACAAACCCTCCAAACGGAGCATGGGTAGTAGCTACTGTACCTACTGCAAACTCTTTCACGTTTACGTCCATCAACGCTTCGTCAGGTCTTACTAACCCTGCAGGTAACGCATGCCTCTATGCACGTCCTACAGGCGGTGTGGACACTCGTCCTTTTGACGGCGGCGTGCAGTTTACTGCGGGTGCCAACGTACCGAACGCGCAGATGATCCGCCAGACTCGTCGCTATTTCCGTTACCAATCTGGTAAAGGTATTCAGTTTTCCACTGGCTCTAGCTTGAAACCTGCTATTCAGGTGCAGTCTTTGACTGCTTCTAGCTATACAGTCACCGTGACAACTGTGTACCCGCACAACCTGACAGCGGGTACGGTAGTAACTGTAGCCAACGCGAACCAGACCGAGTACAACGGCACATGGACAATCTTGACTACGCCAACGTCAACCACGTTTACGTATCAAGCCACTACCCCTCCCTCTGTAAGCCCAGCTACAACCTCGTCAGCATTCCGCTTGAACCCCGTATACTGGTGGGGCTCTGCGAACCGTGTTGGTATCTTTGATCAACAGAACGGTTTGTTCTTTGAGTTTGACGGCCAGACTTTGTACGCATGCCGCCGCTCTAGTACAACTCAAATTACCGGTGTTGTGCAGGTAACTCAGGGTAACGGCTTAGTCACCGGTATCGGTACTGCGTTCTCTAGCCAGCTGACCATCGGTGATTTCATCGTTATTCGCGGCCAGTCGTATCGAGTGATCAACATCGCCAGCGATACGCAACTGTACATCAGCCCTGAGTATCGCGGCGCTTCTTACACTGGCGCTACAACTGGCGGTTACCAAGTCTCGAAAACGATCGACACTAAGGTACCTCAGTCTCAGTGGTGGGATCCATGTGACGGCACAGGTCCTTCTGGTTACGTCTTGGATACTACCAAGATGCAGATGTGGTACATTGACTACAGCTGGTACGGCGCTGGCGTGGCTCGCTTCGGTTTCCGCGCTCAAGGCGGCGCAGTTACCTACGTGTACGCATTCCAGCACAACAACAACCAGTATGAAGCCTACATGCGTTCTGGCAACTTGCCTGCCCACTATGAGTCTAACGGCTTCTTGCCGATCACGACTCTTTCGGCCACGCTGGCTAACACCGCAGCCGTAGGTTCGTATATCAGCGTCAACAGCACCGCAGGTTTCCCTCTTACCGGCCAGATCCGCATTACAAACGCAGGGCAAACAGGTACAGCTGAAGTTATCAGCTATGACGTTCGAACCTCCAACTCTTTCCGCATTTCTGCACGTGCGCAGACTGGCGGTCAAGCGTCTGCTCAGACGTTTACATACAGCGCAACTGCACCTGTCGGAGTTGAATTGGTGTATCCAGATGCAGCCGTTCCTCTAGCTCACTGGGGATCGTCTTCTATCATGGACGGGCGTTTCGATGACGACAAGTCGTTGCTGTTTAACTATGGTATGACTACTTCGTTGTCTATCGCGGCAGCTGCTCAAGTACCGCTACTCGCGTTGCGTATCGGCCCATCGGTAGATACTGGTCAGGTAGGTTTGCTAGGTAACCGAGAAATCATCAACCACATGCAGCTTCAGGCGACTGAACTCGCGGTGATTACTACTGGTACCTTCTTGATTCAAGCGATCTTGAACGGTTACACTACCACATTCTCCGGAACGTTCGGTAAAGTGAGTGCAGGTACTCAGACTTCCTCGTCTCTAGCTCAGATCGCGGTGAACACAACTACAACTGCCTCTATCACTGGGGGTGAATCTGTAGCGGCAGCGTTTACAAACACTTCTGGACAAACGACTCTGGATCTGACGCAGGTGCGTGATATCGGTAACTCGATTTTGGGCGGCGGTTTGATCAACACCGTACCCACTTCGTATGCCGGCGTCTACCCTGACGGTCCTGATATCTTGTACATCGTTGCTACCAACGTCGGCGCGTCAGCTGCCTCTGTGCAAGCTCGCGTGACTTGGAAAGAAGCTCAAGCGTAAGGAGAAAACCATGCCCGCAACTTCGAAAGCCCAGTTCCGCTTGATGAAAGCGATCGAACACAGTCCCAAGGTAGCAAAGAAATTCGGTATGTCTCAGTCTAAAGCTGCTGAGTACACCGAGTCTAATACCGGCAAGAAGGGCTATTCGAAGTTGCCCTCCCGCAAAACTACCGCTAAGAAGGCGGGCGGGAGCTGCTGGTGAAACGCGGACTTTATCCAGGATGGTGATATATGGCGTACTCTGGAACTACAGGACAAACCCGAATCAACGTACAGACGCTGATTGACCACGGCGCTCGTCGTTGCGGTAAATTAGCGGCTGAGTTGACGTCGGAACAACTCTTGTCGGCCCGTGAGTCTTTGTTCTTTCTGTTGTCTAACCTAGGCAACATCGGGATCAACTACTGGGCTATCAATAAGACCGTGATCGGTTTGATGCCTGATCAGTATATCTATGAGCTTCCTGATGGAGCGATTGATGTACTGAACGGCCTCTATCGCACGATGACTCGCCCCGCAGGCACCCCTACCTCATCGGCGGGGGGTGTAGCCGCAAACGCATTTGACGAAAATCTAGATACGTATTGCCAACAAAGCACGCCCAACGGCAACATATCTGTACAGTATACTGATGACCAGTACATCGGCTCTATCGGCATTATGCCATACATTGCTGGTGGCGGTTCTCAAACATGGAACATCGTGTACGAATACAGTATGGACGGCGTAACGTGGAGCACCTTAAATAACGTAGGCGCTGTGCAGGTGACTGATAAACAATGGCTGTGGACAGATATTGATCCTGGTCAGAGTGTCATGTTCTACCGAATCCGCGCTACGGACGGCACAACCTTGTCGTTGCGTGAGTTCTACCTAGGTACAAACAGCAATGAGATCCCTCTAGCACGTTTGAACCGTGATGACTACACGAACCTGCCTAAGAAGAACTTCACCGCCAACAATCCATACCAATACTGGTTCAATCGTACGATTCCGAACCCAGGTATGTATTTGTGGCCAACGCCTTCTAGCGCGTTTGTCCAGTTGACCGTGTGGTATTCTCGTCAAATCATGGACGTAGGAGCCCTGACAAACGAGATTGAGGTACCCCAACGCTGGTATGAGGCCGTCGTTATGATGCTCGCTCACCGCATGTCTCTTGAATTACCTGGTGTGCCTCTAGCCCGCGTCACGTACCTTGAGAATCAAGCAGAGAAGTACTTGTACATCGCTGAGCAAGAAGAACGCGATAAGTCACCAATGTACTTCGCCCCCAACATCTCTGTATATACGGAGTAACGAATGCCCCGCTTTCTGGACACTCGCGGTAAGGCTTCACTGGCTATCGGTATTTGCGACCGTTGCCGGATGAAACGCGCCTACTCAACCTTGAGTCCAGATACTAATTTTCCTGGGTTGATGGTCTGTACAGAAGGCTGTAAAGACGAAAAAGACCCGTATCGCTTGCCCGCACGGCAAACTGAAAAGATCGCACTCAAAACTCCACGCCCAGATGTGGATTTGACAGGAGTAGACGACCAGTCTCCCGAGTATGAAGGCAAGTATGGACCGACATAATTTGAAGGACTACTATGTCTCAAGCAGGATACACCCCACTTCAGCTATACTCTAGCTCCACAGCTAGCGCAGTACCATCAGCTGCGAATCTGAAGAATGACGCTCAAGGGTCTGAGCTCGCCATCAACATTACCGATGGTAAGCTCTACTACAAGGACAATGCAGGTGTAGTCCAGTTGCTGGCGTCTAAAGCCGCTGCAACTCAAACTACAATCAGCTTCGGGTCTATGGGGTTTACCCCTAGTACGGCTACGGGCGGGGCGGTCACTGTATCGGGCACGCTGATCCCCGCAAACGGGGGTACAGGCTTCAGCAGCTATACTGTGGGTGATTTGATCTACGCCTCTGGGGTATCCACCCTTGCTAAGCTCGCCGTCGGTACAAACGGGCAGGTTCTCACTCTGGTGGGCGGGGTACCCGCTTGGGCAGCATCTACTGGCGGTGTAACCTCGTTCAGCGCAGGTACTACAGGTTTTACCCCCAACACGTCGACTACTGGAGCCATCACTCTAGCTGGTACTCTTAATCAGGTAAACGGCGGTACAGGGTTTAGCACGTACACTACCGGTGATCTCTTGTATGCTTCTGCGTCCAATACGCTCAGCAAACTTGCAGCCGGAACTAACGGGTACGTACTCACTATGGCTGGCGGCGTACCTACATGGGCTGCTGGGGGCGGTGGAGGTGGCGTGACCTCTATCAGCTTTGGCACTACTGGACTTACCCCAAGCACTTCTACTACAGGCGCGGTGACTGTAGCGGGTACTTTAGCAACCTCAAACGGCGGTACGGGTCTCACCTCTTTCACCTCGGGAGGCGCAGTTTACGCTACGTCTACATCCGCACTGACTACAGGTACCTTGCCTGCAACCGCAGGAGGTACAGGGCTTGCTACATACGCAACTGGCGATATCATTTATGCCTCTGCGGCTAACACGCTATCAAAACTGACTGCGGGTACAAACGGATATGTTCTTACGTTAGCGGCGGGCGTTCCAACGTGGGCCGCAGCTGCGGGCGGGCTTACCGGCTTCACGGCTGCGCTCAATACGTCAGGTACAAACTCATCGGTCAACGTGAGTTCGTTGACAGCGAGTGGAGGCACGACTTCTCAAGGTCTAGCTTTGATTCCGAAAGGATCTGGCGGTTTCATTTCTGGCGCGATTCCAGATGGGACAGCTACAGGCGGCGACACTCGCGGGGGTTATTCTGTAGATCTTCAACTCAGTAGATCTGCTACAAACCAAGTGGTCAGCGGCTCGTACAGCTTTATGGGTGCGGGTTACGCTAACATCAACGGCGGTAACTACGCAGGTATCGTTGGCGGGTTATCGATCGCTTCGTACGGCAACTACAACGGCGCCATCGGCGGGCAATCCAACACCCTCAACGCTGACTACCTAGTATCGCTCGGCGGTCTAGCTGGCTCACTCACGGGTTCAGTTTCTACGCTGTTGAACGGCTATTACGTTACTGACCGAGGAGTTCGCGGCTCTATAGTCGCAGGTACGATGTATGCGTTTGGGGGCGTTACAAACGGCGTGCTCCAAACTCATCGCGTTCTCTTAGCTACCCAGACTACAAGTGCTGCAGGTTCCATAGCCACTTCAGACGGGGCGGTGGCTTCTTCTAATAACCAGTTGATCCTAGGGAACAATACCGCCGTTTACATCAAAGGCCGCGTAATTGCTGGAGTTACCGGAGGCGGTAATACGAAGGCGTGGACTTTTGAAGGTGCCTTGAAGCGAGGCGCAAACGCAGCGGCGACATCTATCGTCGGAACAATCGCCACTAACGTAATCGCAGCTGATGCAGGGGCCTCTACATGGACTATCGCTATTACAGCTGACACTACCAATGGCGGTGTTACAGTGACAGTCACGGGTCAAGCCGCAACGACTATTCGTTGGGCCGCCGAAATCCAAGCTACTGAGATCGGGTACTAAGATGGCGATTCAATTTGACAACTCCAACGGCGGCTCTCTCACGCTGAAAAACCCTTCGTCTGGGTCATATAACATAGTATGGCCCGCATCCAACGGATCTTCTGGGTATTTTTTACAGACTGATGGAGCCGGCACCCTGAGTTGGGCCGTAGCTTCCGGAGGCGTGACTGGGTTTACTTCGGCTCTGAACACTACAGGTACGAACGCTACGATCAATGTCAGCTCTTTGACGGCGAGTGGAGGTTCTACCAATCAGCACGCAGCTATGGTACCGAAGGGTACCGGAGGTATTCTTGGATCTATACCAGATGGTACAGCTACAGGGGGTAACGCTCGAGGGAACTACTCTGTAGATCTCCAGTTATCCAGATTGAATGCTAGCGAAGTTGCGTCCGGTAATTACAGCACTGTACTCGGAGGGCAATACAATACTGCATCTGGAGATTACTCCGCAGTCGTTAACGGGATGAGTAACCAAGCTACTGCAACTTACTCAGCCGTGCTGAACGGAACTAGTAATGCAGCATGGGGTAACTACTCAGTCGTCTTAGGCGGGTCTAGTAATATCTCCCAAGGACTATACAGTACGAACCTAGGGGGTAGGAACGGCACCGATCGCTCTGGTAACAATAGCCTAATCTTTGGATCTGCAGGCGGGGGTAGCGGTACATGGGGTTCGTACCAGATGGGTATTTATGTCCTAGGGGCTAACACAACCGACGCCACGGCTACTGTAATGGTCGTTGATGCTAGTGCTGCTGGGCAGTTTAATCAAGTGACTATGGCGGCCAACACTGCGTACTACTTCCAGATGCGCGTCTGCGCTGGAGTCACAGGAGCAGCCAACACTAAGAGTTGGACTGTTACAGGTTTGATCACTAGAGGAGCAACCGTCGGTACCACCGCTTTTATCGGTACTCCAACTGTAACTTCAGATTTTGCTTCTGCGGGGGCTTCTGCTTGGACTCTAGCTGTTACTGCTGACACTACAAACGGTTGCGTAAAAACTACGGTTACAGGAGCAGCCGCTACTACTATCCGCTGGACAGGGGTAGTTTACACTTCTCAAGTAGGGTACTGATATGGCTATCCAATTTGACAACTCTAATGCGGGTACTCTGACGATTAAATCTCCAACTTCTGGAGCGTACAATATCGTCTGGCCGGCATCTAACGGCAGCAGCGGGCAGTTCTTACAGACTGATGGAGCCGGCACCCTGAGTTGGGCAAGTATTGGTGGAGCTACAGGTTTTACCGCAGCATTAAATACTACCGGTACAAACGCTACTACGAACGTAAGCTCTTTAACCGCCAGCGGGGGGAGCACAAACCAGCATTTTACGTTTTCTCCAAAAGCTACTGGGGGGATCATCGGGTCTATACCAGACGGAAGTTTTGGAGGTAACACTAGAGGTACGAACGCTGTAGATCTTCAGCTATCTAGAAGTGCTTTCAACTATATCGCTTCAGGAGCTTACGCTGGACTCTTCGCTGGGCTCAATAACTCTGCCGCTGGCGGTTATGGGGCGTGCGTCGGGGGGCAAACTAATGCTGCTAGCTCAACATATACTTCAGTGCTAGGGGGTACCAATAACGTAGGAGGTAATCAGTATTCTGCGGTAGTAGGTGGGGACAACCAATTAAATCTAGGTGTTTGGTCTTCTCTCTTAGGAGGAAGTTACACATATGATCGTGGAGCTTGGATGTCTTTTGTTTTCGGCAACCGAGTGTCTAGCGGTAGCTACGGGTTGCACCAGTTCCAAGTATATGTTCTAGGGGCTAATACCGCTGACGCTACAGCGACCGTTATGGTTAGCGACGGAAATCCGGCAGGAGGCGCAAACCAAATCGTGATGAACGATAATACGGTGGTATACTGTACTATCAGAGTTCTCGGGTATGTTAGCGGAGGTAATGCTAAGAGCTGGAACGTCACGGTCGTAGGTCAACGAGGGTCTGGAGCTGCAACAACTTCTGTTGTCGGATCGCCTACAGTTACTTCTGATTTTGCGTCTGCTGGCGCCTCAACGTGGGGGTTAGCAGTAGCAGCAGATACTACAAACGGATGTTTGAAGTTAACGGCTACGGGGCAAGCTGCAACCGCTATTCGTTGGACAGCTGTTGCGTACACGACTCAGGTTGGGTTCTAAGTAGCTATAATTTAAGACCTTCAAATCTAAGGACGCTCGATGAATGCCCCAAAGACAGTAACAATTTCCGTGGACACCGCCAACGCAATCGTAGGCTACCTAGGAAAAAAGCCTTTCGAAGAAGTTTTTCAATTGATCAACCGCTTCGAAACCGAAGTGCGCGCAAGTCTTGCACCTGCCGCACCTATTCCCCCTGAAACCCCTCCCTCAACCCCTGATGAAGGACAACAATCATGACTGACGAAGTTCAAACTCCCGCAGAAGCTACAGAAGCTGAGCAAGCTCCCGTGAAAGCTGCAAAGGGCAAAGCCGCCCCCAAAGCCGAAGCAAAGGCCGCCGCCGTTGAGGTGGATCCAGCTTCTGAAGAGCATCCTGAGCACCCCTACCACAGCCAACGTGAGCTCCCCCCTGAGTCTCGCGTGTGGCCTCCTCAAGGCTGATCATGGCAGACGACGTTGAACTGAAACTCGCCGTTCACGAGGCGATATGCGCTGAGCGCTACAAGGGCATCAGTGATCGTTTAGAGAACGGCAAGGAGCGTATGCAACGTATAGAGATAGTTCTATACGTCTTGATCGTTGCTGTGCTTCTCGGTCCTGGCGTCGCTGCCGAAGTCTTGAAACACCTAGTCGGTATGTGACGATGTGGGTCCAGAGTTCTACCTTGCCTTCCAGACTGCGAAGCTCGCGCTATCGGGTATCCGATCGTGTGTGGAGCTGCTCAACGAAGGTAAGGGAGAACTTAAAGCGGTCACTTCAGAGATCAAGCAAGGCGTCGAGAGCGCAAAAGCGATCTACACCGAAGTCACTGGTTTCTGGGCTTGGCTCAAGAAGCTCTTTGATGGATTCTCTGACAAACCACGTTCAGATGTTCCTACAGTCGCATCAACAACTGCTACAGCAGCTACAGCAACTGTCGAACAAAAACAGGGCAAGGCCGCCCCAAAACCTGCAGACGAAGGGTTAAGTGAAGACGATGTAGTTGAAAGTTTTCTCACCCACTTCACCAATTTTATTGAGGCCCAGACTGTAATCCTCGATACAATTGCTGAAGAACGTGAGCGCATCTTGAATGTTTGGAATCCCAAGCAGAACAACAAGAAAGTCGCCATAGAACTTATCCGCCACGAACGCCGTATTAATGACATGGCGTTAGAGCTCAGCGAGCTGATGGCCGGAGCACCAAAGAAACTCGGCTCTGTACGAGAGCAGTTCCAAGAGAAGTTCAATGTTGTGCAGGAAGCGCAACGAAAAGCCCGAGACAAGCAACGTGCCAAGGAGGCCAAAGAACGCGCGACTATAAGTGCGAGGCGAAATGATCGTATAGACCGAAGTATGACAATCTTCTGGACCTGCATCATCGTCTTGTACTTTTGGATGTTCATTGGGATGCTATGGGTAAATCTGAGTCTAATGCTATGATCATATTTCACGGCGTCGTTCTCGGTATTTTGCTCGTCGTCATCGCGTTTTTCTTGTTCAAGTTGATGGTAGTAAACAAGAAGCTTGATTTGAGCACGGAAGCGAACCACAAAGCCGTGATTCTCTTACGTGATGAGCGTGAGAAAACGGAGAAGTTGTTGAAACAGCTGAAGGAGAAGGAAGAATGAAACCTTTGATCGTTGTCGCTTTGACTAGCGTGTTACTACTAGTCGGATGCGAAGATCGTTTTCGCTACCCTTGCCAAGACCCTAAAAACTGGGAGAAGGCCGAGTGTAAGCCCCCTATCTGCAATGCTACTGGCACTTGCACCGAAATGTTAATCAAACCTGAGGAGACCTCAAAATGAAAGAACTCATTCTCAAGTGGATGGATCGCCCTCCCACACCTCGATTGACTGCCGATGAGTTAGAGGCTCGTCTGAAGTTTTTTGCGGGCGTGACCCTCATCGTTGTCTTTGGCGCCAGCATGCTCACCGTAGTTTACAGCTTGGTCTGGACTACGCAACCTATGAACGGCATCGCCCCTGCAGACAAGCAGTTCTTCAAGTTGCTCGAGACGATGACAACTTTCCTTGCTGGTTCTATCTCTACCTTGGTTACTACCAAGATCGCTGAGAAAGCGGCCCCGTACATTTCCGAATTCATGTCAACTCCCAAGGAGAAAAAAGATGAGCCTACTCAGTGACGTAGCGAAAGTAGTCGGTACCGCAGTTGGAGGCCCAGTCGTGGGTATTCTCGCTGAGAAACTGGAAGAATCGCTAGAAGAAAAGATTGACGAGCAAGCGAAAGCTGAAGAAACCAAACCTGAGGAGAAAAAAGATGAATCTGTCTGAACATTTCACGCTTGAAGAAGCGACATTTTCACAAACCGCTGTTGATAAGCATATCCCGAACCAGCCTGATGAGCGTCAGTTGGAGAACATGAAGAAAGCCGCTGAGGGCATGGAGAAGGTGCGAGCTCTACTTGGCAAGCCGATCCACGTAAACTCATGGCTTCGGTTACCCGCCGTGAACGTCGCGGTTGGCGGCTCTGAGAAATCTTCTCACATGGACGGCTGGGCTATTGATTTTCGATGTGACGGCTTCGGTGACCCCCTCGCTATCGCGAAGGCCATCGCAGCGTCTGATATCAAATTCGATCAAATGATCCATGAGTTTGCGCGTTGGGTTCATATCAGCTTCGCTCCTGAGATGCGTCAGCAGAAGTTGACCATCTTCAAACCTGAAAACAAATACAAGCCAGGACTCTTGTCCGAGGCTGAGTATCACGCTCAGGCTTGATGCGCTATAATTAGCGGACTGAATTAAGGAGCGACTGATGACAACCGCAGCCGTAATGACCTATGACTCGCTGGTGGAAGACGTACAGTCGTACCTAGAGCGTAGTGACGCCGCGACTCTCGCGAAAATCCCTACCTTTATCATGCTAGCTGAGCAGATTATTGCTGCTGAGCTCAAGTTTCTAGGTAACCTGACAGTCGCTCAAAGCAACTTTACCACGGGGCAGCCCGTCATAGACAAACCAGCTCGCTGGCGTAAGACGGTATCGATGAACGTAGTTGTAGCGGGGCAACGTGTTCCCGTTCTGCTACGTAAATACGAATATCTTCGCGAGTACTGGCCTGATGCTACAAAGACGGACATCCCCGCCTTTTACGCTGACTACGACTACACGCATTGGCTTGTAGCCCCAACACCTTCTTCAGCTATGGAGTTTGAGGTCACTTACTATGAGCGTCCTCAACCCCTAGACTCTACGAACCAATCTAATTGGTTTACTCAGTATGCTCCACAGGCTCTTCTGTATGGGACGTTGCTACAAGCGATGCCTTTCTTGAAGAACGACGGGCGTATCCAGATGTGGCAACAACAATACGCAGCGATCATGGCCGTACTCAAAGAAGAGGACGTAGCCCGCATCGCTGATCGTCAAGCTATCGCGGTGGATTCATGACCTCATTCAACTCTCCTTTCACCGGAAACGTCATCCAACCGACCGATGTCGCTTTCCGCTCCATTACCCTCAGCGCGAACACTACGCTGAGTTGGCCAATCAACGGCAACGCAACCAACGACTATGCGGCTCGAATCATGGAGGTTACGGCCACCACGACGAGTTTGTCGTTGCTCATGCCTCCAGCAAACCAAGCATCGGTAGGTCAAGATGCGTTGATCCGAAACAAAGGATCAAACACATTCACCGTAAAAGACTATGCAGGTAACACGATCATCGCTATCCCCGCAGGTAGCAGCTACTACATCTACATCACGGCCAACCCAGACACCGCAGGAACATGGGGTATTATTGCCTACGGCATCGGCTCTTCTGGAGCTGACGCAGCGACACTGGCTGGCTATGGTCTCATGGCCATCAGTTCAACGCTGAATCAATCGCAGAACGTAGACACTTTCTCAGCGTCTTTTACTGTAGGCTCTACCAAACGAGCTTCAGTTCAGGTGTTCACGGGCGGTACTCAGACGATTACTTTGGCTGCGTCTAGCACTTTGGCCAACAATTTTTTCTTCTCGCTGCGTAACTCTGGCACGGGAGCGCTCACTGTAAACACTACAGGGGGTGATCTGATCAACGGCGCGTCAACGGTCTCTCTGCAACCAGGAGACTCTTGTATCATCGTCTGTTCTGGTACAACGTTCTACACCGTAGGACTCGGTAAATCTACACAGTTCAACTTCACAATCTTGACGAAGGCGGTGACCTCTGGCACCTACACGCTCACCAGCGCCGAAGCCTCAAACGTCATCATGAAGTTTACAGGCACTTTGACCGGTAACGTGACTGTAGTCGTACCGGCTACGGTGCAGGTGTACTATGTGCAGAACTCTACAAGCGGCGGCGGGTCAGGTTACACCGTAACGATCTCTACGGGGGTATCGGGCGGGGCCACCGCGACTATCTCCGCGAACAACCAAGCTACCCTCATCTGTGACTCTGTCAACGTAGTGAACGCCAACACCGTGCTGGCGGGCCTGACTACGGTTAGTATGGGTAACGGCTCTGTCGGTTCACCATCGTTGTATTTCAGCTCTGAAACTTCTACCGGTGTTTACCGTAGCGCCGCAGGGCACTTTGATATCTCCATCTTAGGTACGAACCTATTCTCGCTGACGTCTACAGGCTTGACTATCAGCGGTACAGGTACGTTCACAGGGGGAGTTGGCGGGGGTACGTTCTAATGACGCAGAAGGTCTTTGCTCTTGACACGAAAGCTGGTATCCAGCGTGACGGCACCGTGTTTGACATGGACTTCTACACGGACGGCCAGTGGGTACGTTTCCAGCGCGGTCGCCCCCGTAAGATGGGCGGCTATCGTTTGATCTCTGGTAGCCTTCGCGGGCCTTCTCGCGGCGTCTGGATGAACCCGAACGACAACATCAACCGTATTTTCAGCGGCTACAGCGACGGTTTGCAAGAGCTGACGATCGACAACAACGGTATCGGTGCTGGGGTTACAGATCTAACCTTGAGCAACTTCACAGCCAATGACAATAACATGTGGCAGTTTGACGGTTTCTACTCGCCTACTGGTGGAGTAGGTACGTTGATTGCCCATCCTGGTCAAAACTTATCCGCTATCGACAGTACTGTAAATACTCCGGTTCTCTATGGAGATATCACCGGTACGACGATGTCGAAAGTGGGCGTGTTCTCTATCGCTGGGTGTACGCAGGTTGCAGGGCAAGACCACTTCAACTTGCCCGCCGCTGATGTTCGAGTTGCTGCTGGGCAGACTGTGTCTGGTGACGGATTACCTGCAGGTACTACAGTGACCTCAGTAACAACCACTACAGTAAAGATCAGTAACCTGACGACTAGTAACTCCACATTTACCGCAGTTTTTGACAACAACGTGGACGTGTCTGGAGGCTGCGTCTCTTTGCATCCATACCTCTTTGTTTACGGCAACAACGGGTTGATCCGTAATTGTTCAGCCAGCGATCTGACAGACTGGGTGACTTCTGATGCGAACGAGAACAACGTAGCTACTACCAAAGTAGTCCAAGGGCTTCCCGTGCGCGGCGGCTCTAACTCGCCCGCAGGTTTGTTCTGGAGTCTTGACAGTCTGATTCGAGTCAGCTACTCACCGACTACAGTGACGATCGGCGGCACCGCAGTGACTCAGTACTGGCGTTATGACACGATCACCGCGCAAAGCTCAATCTTGTCCAGCCAATCGGCGATCGAGTATGGCGGGGTTTACTACTGGATCGGGGCTGATTGTTTCTTGATGTACAACGGCGTCGTGAAAGAGATCCCGAACAACTTCAATCAGAACTATTTTTTCGACAATCTGAACTACGCTCAACGTCAAAAAGTGTGGTGTACGAAGGTTCCCCGTTTTGGTGAAATCTGGTGGTACTATCCTAGTGGGGATTCCACAGAATGCAATGACGCTATCATTTACAACGTTCGTGAGAACTGCTGGTATGACGCCGGAACTGCTCTAGGTGCAAACCGCTCTGCTGGTTTCTATTCTCAGGTTTTCCACTACCCCATTCTCGCTGACTGGGAAGTCAGCACCGCAGCAACCGTAACTTCCGCAACGTATGACACCATTAATGGCAGTAGTCATCTGTATTCTGATTTTTATGATCCTCTTTTGAGACCAAACTTAGCAGTATCAGGTACTGGTATCATATCAGGAACGATTCTGTCTGAAGTATCTGTAAACGCGATCAAAACTCTGAACACTTTGGTAGGCGGTGCAGGGTACACAAATGGAACCTACACAAACGTGCCTTTGACAGGCGGCTCGGGAGGCGGCGCAAACGCGACCGTTACGGTAAGCGGCGGGGCGGTGACTAGCGTTACATTCGTAACCCCCGCAACGAACTATCGCGGGTACGGCTACGTTGTCGGGGACACTTTAACGTGCGCCGCAGCTAGTATCGGCGGTACTGGGGCAGGTTTCAGCATTAAGGTGAGCGCTCTGTATCTGCAAGTGTTGCATATGTCAACAAACGCAGGATCTACAGGTACCTACACTCTCACGTTCTCTACCCGCGCGGGCTTCATCGGTTTGTGGCAGCACGAGATCGGCGTAGACCGAGTTGAGGGTCAAAATCTTACCGCGATTGACAGTTGGTTCGAGACAAACGATATCGGCTTGGTCTCCGGCGGCCCTTCACAACCTCAAATGGTCGGCGACAACGTGTGGATCCGGTTAGAGCGTATTGAGCCTGACTTCATACAAGAAGGTGAAATGACAGTAACCGTAACAGGTCGTCCTTTCGCTCAATCCCAAGATGTGGAGAGCGAGCCTTTCACTTTCGGCCCGAACGACGGTAAAGTAGATATGCGTGAGCAGCGTCGTGAGATGCGTTTGCGTTTCCGTAGTAACGTGCAGGGTGGGAACTACCAAACCGGTAAGATCCTACTTGATGCGGATATCGGAGACGTGCGTCCATGAGCAGCGTCGGCGCAATCTACGATCCGCGCGGGCACACGTGGGATTCGTGGTCCTCGCTTATGTGCGAACTCTATGCAGCGCAGGGCTTGGAGAGCAACTGCCCTGAGACTGAATGGAAACGCTGGGCCGAGGGGCTGAAAGGTATCGCCTCTTTTACCGCTCAAGGTATCCCATCCCCTGACGGGTTTCAATCGTGGGATCTTTGGGCTCAAGAACTCTTGACAACTCTAGATGCTTGGACGTCTCAATGACAAAAGAACCTTCTTCTCTTGCGATGCAAACTGCTGAAATTCTCAAAATCTCTGTTCGCAGGGATTATGCGAAATCTGATCAACAAGCAGATCACATGCTTAGAGGCATCCTAGCTCAAGTGAAGCAAAAAGGATGTAAACTTGTTCCTATCGGGAATTTTGTCTTTCAAGTGACCGTAAAGGGTCAGGGCTTGGTTGAGATTCACCTCTTTTCCAAAGAACTCGGCGATCGTGAGGGTATGGCCCAAGCCTTTGGCCACCTCGCTGATTACCTTCGTAGTATCGGAGTGAAAGTAGCCTACGCAGTCACAGACGATACTCGCTTGGAAGAAGTGGGTAAGATGACAGGAATCCCGTACAAACGCACCACGGTTGACGTCGCAGGTGCTAAAGTCAACGCATATTACGTAGAGTTGTAAACATGGGTGATCCAGTAAGTTTGGCCGTAGTTGCTCTCAGCTATGCGGGCGCGGAAACAATCGGCACCGCGATCATAGCTACCGCGCTAGAAGATTACGTGGTAGATTCTGTAGCTACGGCTGCGCTATCTACGGCTGTCGGCTCAGCCGCGATTTCTGGCACCGCAGTCGCTCTCCAAGGGGGTACTGCAAATCAGGTTTTGAAAGCTGCTGTCATCAACGGCGTGGCCGCTGGCGCGGGTAGTTACGTAGGTAATACCGTAGGCAACTATGTAGGCGGGCTGACGGAGGTACGGGCCGCCCCCATCATCGCTAAGAGCGTATCCACCAGCGTTACTGTCGCGGCAGTGAAGGGTACGGACATCGAGAAAGCAGCTCTGTCCGGCCTCGTCGTAGGAACTATCGCTGCGGTGAATGACTTGCCTTCTGTAAAAGGCTTACCAGACACCGTCAAGAACGTGATGAACAACGTAGTTGCGGCGGCATTGACTAAGCAAGATATCAAGACCGCAGCTGTGGCAGGTTTGATCCAGAGTACCAATATCTTAGGTACAGTGATCAATAGCAACGATACGTTGAAAGCTGCTTGGGCAAACCCAGACAACAAGGGCCTCGTCACTATGGCCCAGAACGCAGTAAGTTACGGACTGGCAGCCGCTATCCAAGGTAAAGATGTAAACGCTGCGGTTACTCAGTCGTTGTATACTACCTCTGCAAAGCTGCTAGGGGCGTCTATCAAGGGTGAGTTGAATGCGTACGTCAAAGATGTGCAAGATAACTACAAGAATGCTACGAAAGCTCAAGCTGATTACAACGACGCTGCTACAAAACAGGCCGCAGAGTATAAGACCTACAACACCTATGCGGATAAAGTAAACGATTACTCTACTAAGCTGTCTGAGCTTTCGAGAGATTACCCCTCGATGTATCAGCAACAAAGTGATTTGCTGAATACAATCAAAAACGAAGAGCGTACCATTACGTGGTACAATAACCAGATGTCGGGTCTCAAGAGTGATTATGATCATCAGTACAACATCATTAAGGGTACAGTAGACGAGTATAACCACTATCTGTCGATCTACAACAACACTGGATATCCGGTTCAGACTAGAAACGACGCTGCATTTATCTTGAACAGCGGAGGTACTACGTTACACAACGGGCATGATTTCCAGCAGATTATTCAGAACGCCCAGTTCATGATAGACAGTATAAACGCTAAAGCAGAGCAGCTGCATACGTCGTATGCTCCTGTTATAGATGGATACCAGAAGGATACAGCCCAGTATAACGATCTCATCAAGCAGCTTAATACTATGTCTTCTACGTATGAATCGTTGAGCAACGATCTTGCTGCTTACGTAGACTCGAATAAGGCCGCCGCCGAAACTGCTCTGTCTAACGGTAGGGCTTATGACGGGGCTCTAGCCTCGTACAAAGCTACCCTAGATACGTCTGTCGCTTTGATGAATTCTAGCGCATCAAAGCTAGACGAAGAAGTGAACTCTTTGCAGAACGTAGCCGCTCTTGACTTCAAAAAGGTCATTGCTGAGGACGAGTTGAAAACGATGCAAAGTACGGCCAGCGCGCAAACGATCGCTGACAAGACTGCAGAAATACGGTCTTTGGAGGCCCAATCGTACATAGAGTCTATGAGATCAGTCTCTGATGATTTCAAAAACATAGATTTCAAAGACCTTGAAGGTAAGTACGCATCAACCTCTGGTATGACTCTAGATCAACTGGCGAGCGAAGTTAAGATTCGCACGTTCGATCAAGTAGCGACTCCGGAAGAGAAACAGCAAGCTATCAACGTCGCGGCTCAGTACAAAGCCGCAAACGGAAGTCTACTTCCTACAGAGACCGTGCAGAATTATGCGATTCAGCAGGTGATGTCAGACTCGTGGGGAGCAACTACTGTAAACCCAGAAGCTGAGCAGCGCCGCTTGGAAGCCGGTAATCAAGCCTACAAAGACGCTCGCGCCGCAGGGCTGAACTACGATACAGCGTATGCGATCAGAGATGAGGTATTAAATCGAAGCCTCGGTGATTTTACTTCTTCTCAGCGTGTAATCACAGACGTTGCTCCTGATATCTTAGATGCGATCACTAGTAGCGCGAATTCTGTAGAGCGTTTGCTGTCGTTTGACCCTATCGGTACTCAGTTTGCAGCTGCTTCTTCAAATACTATGTCAGATGCCGGCGCGGGCTGGGCTATGACAAAGCAGGAACGCATCCAATACTACTTAGAAAATGCTGCTGAAGTCAAGGGTAGCGGTATCACGTTTGACAGTAGTACAGGGCTCTACAGGGTAGATGATGAGAGCGGAGGCAGGTCTTTGTTCTTCGACAAAGATGGTAACCCGACGGGCCAATCTATTTTGGTTACGGGTACCTCAGATACTCCTGGTGGTACTACAAACGAGATCGCTTCTGATTTCTTGACTCACGTATACGCCAACACCAAAGAGGGCGATGGCTTGAGCACTAAAGAAGAAGAGCGCTACACGTACGCTCAGAGCGTATCTCAAGCGGCTGAAAGCGCAAATACTAAAGAGGCCGTAGCGTATCTAAAATCTGAAAAAGGCTCTATACCTCAGGACAGACTCGATGATTTGATCGGAAAAGTTCAGAGCGGCGCGATCTCTACTGGAGAAGCCTACATCGCCTTTAGAGACGAGGTTGCCGCTGAATACAACCGTAAGACGGCGGCCAATGATCCGTTGGTCAAATCAACCTACGACCAAGCGTACAAGTACTTTAGCCAAGCTGCAGGTATGCAACCAGGAGATGCAGTGATTGCAGCTCAGGGCGTAGCTGAAGGATTGAGCACTAACGAGGCTCTGAATTTACCTAAAAACCTCAGAAACGCAGACAACCTAGCGGACGTATTCCAGAAAACCCAGAACTTGACTGCGGAAGAAACTTCTCAGCTCAGAAACTACTTAAAGGCTGAAGCCAGTATCAGTAATAACGGAATCGCTTCTCCTCAATCTGTAGATAACGCCCTCCGCAATTATGAGACTGCTAAATACGTAGACCCCAACGCTAACATCATGGATTTCTTGGGGGCCAGTACTCGAGATAGCGGTATCGAGATGCAGTACGTAGACAAGAAGCTTGATGAGTACCTCAGCAAGAATGACCCGTTCAAGTCAGCAGAGCAAAAGCAAGCCCTCACCCTAGAAGACAAAGCAATCATAGAAAATACGATTTCTAACATCAAAGACACTATCTACACAGGTACAGTCAGCCAATTTGATGCTCAGAGCATGGTGAACCAAGCAGCATACAGATTCTCTGTAGCTCAAGACTTAAAAATCCGAAACTCAGATTGGGCTGATCTAGCCAAAGAAGATCCAGTGCGGATGCAAGAATATACTTCAGACTATATGGAGGGAAAGTACACTTTTAGCCAGTACGTAGACCACCTCACTTCTCAAGGCGTATCTGCAGAAAAATACTCAGCTGAGCAGGAATCTAAATTTCAGAACGCCTACATGAATGCGGCTCACCTAGACGCGAGTAAAGCTGAAGAGCTCGCTAAAGATTTTGCCGAAGGTAAGCTGAAAGATGTCACAGCGTTGGGTGAGCAGATTACGTATTTTGGTAATCGGCAGAACATGGAGAAAAGTTATCTTACGTCTCTAGAATCTGCTGGAGCTTCCGAAGATCAAATCCAAAAAGTAAAAGACTTATTCGGTTCAGAAAAAACAAATAGCGAGGTAGCTACCGAGTTTGGTAAGATCTATCAAGGTATCCTTAACCCAGTAGTACCAGAAACGCCTAAAACTCAAGAGCAACTCTGGACTGAGCAAGCCCAAAAAATGCTTGCTCCCTACCAAACGCTTCTTTCTAACACTCAGTATCGTGATGCTATCAACAGCTACGCTAAGACCGGAGATCTGGCTCTTGTCAATGAAGCGATCTCAGATGCAAAGAACAACAAACCTTTACCAGACAACGCATCCGCAGCTGATCCTACGTACGTTGCAGGTTATACCTCAGCTATGCAGTATATGCAGCAGAATCCGCTATCGTTATCAGACGAAGCGAAACGAAAACTCGCAGATGAAGTAGGCAATAAAGAGTTGTCTATGCCAGAGTTTACCGAGAAGTATCTAGATGAGGCCAATCGGTACAAGCTGGTGAATGCGTATGCGCCGCAACTGTTAGACCAAGGGTACTCTCCTGAGCAGATCAAAGCCTTTTCAGATAGCGTTCTCAACTCTGAAAAAACTCCTGCTGCAGCCGCGCAAGAGGCATATCAAACGATTGAGGGTTCAAAACCGCTGAACGCCCCGACAATTACTTCCCCGACTCACACCGTCACAGACACCTCAGGCACGCCAGTTTCCACGCCTACTACACCAGCGGTCACTGCTCCTCAAGAGACATCTCAAAGTGCGACCTACAAAGCGCAGTATGACTGGGCCAATACGTACATTTCTCAATGGGGTTCAGCTATCCCCGAGTCGGTCAGAAACGAGCTCGCTGACAAGTACGCGAGGGGTGATATTCAGGCAGTCGGACAAGAGATGGTGGACCAGTCAAATCTGTACAGACAGGCCGAGTCTCTAGGTAACGCTCTCAAGGGTAGCGGAGCAACTGATAAGCAAGTTGAGGATTTTAAAACTCAAGTTACATCAAGCCAAACTTTCAACAGCCAAGTTGTGGATGACTTGTTCAGACAGTACTACCAAGAGGCTCAAGCGAATGCAAAACAATCTACCACGACTCCTACAACCCCAAAAGAGTCTACAAGCGTCACAGCAAACGCAGACGGATCTCAAACTTCCGTCACTACTCACTCTGACGGCACAACCACTACAGTTACCAGATATCCTGACGGCACAACAGTCACAGGAGCAGGAGGTACAGGGGGCACAGGGACATCAACTTCTGGAGCTGCAACAGGTACAAGTACAGGCGCTACCTCTGGGGCTGGCGCCAGTGGAACTTCTGGAACTGGCGCGGGTACAACCAACGCTGAGAACGGAACTAGTACAGGTACAGGAGGCGGCGGCGGGGCCGGAGGTACAGGTACAGGGTCGGGTACAGGATTCGGCTCTGGAACAGGTACAGGTATCGGCATCGGAACAGGCGCAGGGAGCGGAGTCGGCGGGGGAACGAGCGACACCTCTACGTCCGGATCAGCTCCAACCGATACAACGACTTCTAGTACAACGACTACCCCGCCAGTAACTACGGGCGGCGGCACCACGACTACGCCTACAGATACGACAACTTCTGGAGGTACTACATCGGAAACAAAACCGACAAGCCCTACCGCCACTACAAGCGGTTCAGGCGGGTCTGGAGGCTCTGGCACTGGTACAACTACCAAGCCTACAGGCGGGGTTCCCGTGGCTGGTACCCCTTCTGGGGTATCCATGGGGGATACAAGCTCTGGCGCTTGGAAAGCCCCCACACTGTTTGCTACAGGTTTGGTTAATACGTACGTACCTGAGGTAAAATTTGAATCACCTCTTGAAGCGGCAAACAAAGTCGAACTCCAAAAAGGAGCCATCGAAAGCGGCAATGAAGGAACTGATATGACAAACCTTGGACTTTCTCAACAAACTTCTCAACCAACCCAGAATGGGTATTATAATTACGGTGTGGATAAGAGCCCTTTCGCTCTGTCAGCGTCGCCCTTCATGAACACTCCAAGTCAGAATGAAGTCCAGACGTTCAAGAGCGGCGGCCAGCCCAAATCAGCTCTCCAAGCCGCTATGAACGATGTCGAGCACAAAGGCTCTCATTATGTGCAAGGTGACGGTGGAGGTCAGGATGACCTGATTGATGCTAAGCTGGCAGACGGTGAATACGTGTTTGATGCCGATATCGTGTCCGCGCTTGGAGACGGTTCAAATAAGGAGGGAGCCCGTAAGTTGGATGAGATGCGTGAAGCTATCCGCGCTCATAAGCGGTCGGCTCCAATCAACAAAATTCCTCCAATGGCTAAGTCCCCTCTGGAGTATCTGAAAGGACATAAGTAATGGCTTCATTGACTCAAGGGTCTCCACTACCCGATGTAAATACGACGACCACGCAGACAACGACTGCTCCGGATTACTACACCAGTTATCTGAATGACGTTGCCAAGGCGGGGCAGACCGCGCTTTCGACAGACCCCTCTAAGCTGGTTGCCGGTTTTAGCGGTTTACAACAACAGGGTATCAACGCAGTAACCCCAGCGGCTACATCATATCAGCCAGGATTGTCGGCAGCTGAGCAAACTGCTTCTACAGTTGCTGGGGGTCTCAACCCGCAGAATATTCAAGCTCTGCTGAACCCCTACACCCAGAACGTAGTCGATGAGATGGGTCGTGTCCAACAGCAGAACATTCAGCGTAATGTTTTGCCTGGCCTCAAAGCCGCATTCGCAGGTACAGGGGGTATGGGATCCACTCGCTTTGCTAATGCAACTGGTCAAACTCTAGCTGATATGGAGGCAAACTTGCTCGGCCAGCAGACTGGAGCATTACAGAAAGGCTACAGCGATGCGACTACCGCCGCGCTGCAGAATCTGTCATTGCAAAATCAGGCAGCTACAACGCAGGGTAACCTCGCTGCGCAAGAGCAAAACCTAGGATTGACTGGAGCTCAAGCAGAGATCAACGCTGGCGCGATGGAGCAAGCGCAAGAGCAAGCTAAGATTGACGCAGCTTTGAAGAACGCCACAAACGCAGCATCTTTGATGCGAGGCTACACCGTACCTACATCGACCACTCAGAAGTACACAGGCCCAATGCCTGGTGCCTACAGCGCATCGCCTTTGCAGCAAGCCGCAGGGCTGGCATCGTTGTTCGCTTCCGGCGCGGGCGGTACATCCGCAGCTGCTGGTGTAGGCAACGCGATCTCGTCGCTTGGTAACTACGTATCTGGGGCTTTGACTCCAACCGCAAGCACTGTATCGTTTGCCGGTACCAACGCAGATGGAACCAACGTCTACTATGACTCCAAGACAGGTAATTACATGGACTCTAGCGGTAACAATGTCCCAATCGCTGGCGGTGAAGGAGAATAACCCATGACGACTTCAGCCTCTGCATCTCCACTCAAAGCCTCAGGAGCCTTAGAGCCTGAGTTTTTCGGGGCCGGAGAAGAGTCCGATTACGCTCAGAAATACCGTGGGGCAAAAGAAGCTGAACAGAAATTGATGAACCTGCTTGAGCAGCGCAATCAGTCTCGCCTCAGCCCCTCTATGCTCGCCTTGGCTGGTGAGTTACTGGATCCTGGTCGTACAGGCTCTTTCGGTGAAGCCCTCGGTCGCGGAGCGAAAGCTTACGCAGGTATGCAAGGTGAAGAAGACCGCCAACGTCGTGAAGGCGCGATGGCTGAGCTCCAGCTTCGAAACATGCAACTTGAGAACGCTCAGGGTCAGCAGTTTGCCAACATGGCCAAGCCATTTGTGCAGGGAATGCTAGGTACAGGCGCTGGCCCAACTCCAGCCGCCCCCTCGGCTCTACCGCCTCAACCTTCGGTAGCCAAAGCGGTACCAGGAGTCGCTGGCTCAGCCCCTACATCGGTACCTACACCAGAACTCCCAGCATCCCGAACTGAGCCAGGACAGCCGCCCACTATCATGATCGGCGGTCGCCCCGTAAACCCTCAAGTGATCGCCGCGATGAAGATGATTCCCTCCATGAAGGGTATCGCCGACTCGATGGAGTACGCATATGAACAGGCGCTTAAAGAGCGTAAGTTCTATCAAGAGGGTATCAAAGTCCAGCCTGACTACATCGTTGATACGAACCAACTGGATGAGCAGGGCCGCCCCAGAGTCACACCGATCGTGAAAGCGGGCGAGGCCGACGTCGAGATTCGTTTCCCCGAGCTCGGCGGTAAAAAGTTCTGGGGTTCCAAAGAGGATCTCATGGAAGTTCGTGACGCCCGCGCAAAAGGTGACATGAGTCGTATTCAGACCGTGATCAACCGTCTACAGTACGGCGCTCAGGGTTCTCCCGCAGCGGCAGGCAAACCTCCAGCAGGAGGCGCAGCTCCAGCAGCCGTAGCTCAAGGCGCGGCCCCAGATATTCAATCTGAGGCTGCGGCAAAGCTTCGTGAAGATAAGATTGCAACGACTCAAGCTGAGAATGAAGTAAAAGCTACAAACGACGTGATGAACAATGAGAGCTCCAATCGTGAGACCGTTTTCACCTCAAGTCGTATCATCAAACTGGCCAGCGAGAAACCTCAGCTTTTCGGTTTGCTGAAGAACCCAACTATCGGCGGCGCTCTGTCCAACTTCATCAAGGAGCGCGCAGCTACAGGTGAAACGAACATCACCAAAGAAGCAGTTGAGAACTTCATGCGTCAATCGAAGTTTGACACCTCAAAACAAGACATGGCCGACGTGGCCCGTATGTCTAGCGATTTGGCCAAACTGCACTTCCAGTATCGTCGCACGCTCTTGCAAGGCCAAGGTCAGGTTTCTGACCGTGAAGACGCCGGTATCACTAAGATCCAAGGTACTACCTCTGACCCCGCCGAGTTTTTGATCGGTATGGCTCAGTTGGTGGGCCGTCGTTCTCAGTTTGACGTCGATGTCGCAAACGGTCTACGCAAGTATCGTAACCAGTTCGGCCGGAACAAGACGCTTGAAGATTACAAATCGGACGATAAGTCAACCTACGGTCAGCTGCTTCGCGGTTATGAAGGCTGGTTGACAAAAACATATGATCTACCCCCAGGACTGACGCCTGAAACGAAACCTGCAGCTCAAGCTCTCACGCAGAGCGCGATCAAAGCTGAAATTGAGCGTCGCAAGCAAGCGAAAAAGGAATAAGCCATGGATATGTCAAAACTGCTCAAGCAGCTGGATGACAAACAGCTAGAAATCGCGATGAAAGTCGCGGCCGAAGCTGAGGCTCAAGGGGTGAACCCTGACCATGTACTGCCTCTAGCATTCGCAGAAAGCAGTTTTAATCCGAAAGTCCCCAACTCTAGCGCGGGGGCTATCGGGGTCATGCAGCTGATGCCTAAGACCGCGAAAGGTCTCAAAGTAGATCCTCACAATCTAGACGAGAATATTCGCGGGGGCGTGACATATTTCAAAGAGTTGATGGGTCGTAAAGACATCAACGGAGATCTGAACAAAGCCTACATTGCGTACAACGCAGGACCAAACACGCCCTACATCACTTCAGGGAAGATCGAAGATATCCCCAGTGAAAGCCTCGGGTATCTTGACAAGATCTTGAGCCTGTCGGGTAATGGAGCTGAGTCCAGCCCTATGCGCCCCTCGCCTCGGCCTTCGGCAGCGGCCCCTCAGGCATCGTTAGAGCCGAATGAGCAAGTAGTTGAGCCTCCAGCTCCTACACCCACCCCAACGGCTGCAAACCCTGAAAATGTAGATGCGGGACAATTTGACTTTGATTACGAAAAGTTCAAGAAGTCTCAAGAAACTGCTCAAGCCGCCGAGCCGTATCATTTTGATCCTCTTGGAGATGTGATCGCGGGCGGGGCTGGCGCTACTGCGGGCGGTAGCCTCGGACTTGCGTACTCTACAGGTAAAGGTATGAACGCGCTGGCGCATGTACCGGCAGAGCTGAAGAGCGCACTCACAGAAGCTGCGAAAGCGGCAACACCCCCACCTCCACCCCCTCCAAGCACCCCTACCCCCTCGGGTAGTCCTGCAGGGGTTAAGAACTGGGCCGCGTCCCAAGGCTATTCAGACCGCGGAGCGAAAACTTACAGCCAAGCTCATCAGTTTGAAACGGGCACTCGCCAAGGGGCGGGTATCCGTAACCCAACTACAGGTGAAGTAATCAAACCTACGTTCCGTGTTGCGAAGCCCCCCGTGTACGAGGCTCCAGCAGCGGCTGCCCCCGTAGTTGAGGCTGCCCCAGCAGTTGAAGCTGCTCCTGGCGCTCTGCAGAAAGCGGGCATGGCCGCCAAGACGATCGCTGGACTCCCGATGGTTAGAGGTGCTCTGGGCGGTCTTGGGGTCGGTATGGGCGCGGCTGAAACATACAATCGTATGCAGCAAGGCGACAAGCTGGGAGCTACGTTGGCCGGTATCTCTACTGCAGGTAGCGCAGCGTCTATGGTGCCAGGACTTCAAATTCCTGGTGCTGCGGTAGGTATCGGCGGTATGGGAGCGCTGGCGCTTGCAGACTACGTTCGGAACAAACAGGCCGCACCTGATCAACCTGCTCAACCTGCTCAACCGAGCACCATCCAAGAAAAAGAGGCTGCGCTTCGTCAGATGCGGCAAGCCTCTCAGCAACAGGCGCAACAGCGTCCTGGTCGTGAAGTGTCTGGTAAGTTGGTTCGCGCGTTAGATGTGCAGATGCAAAACTTCGTGAATCAACCAGTCCAGCAACCCTAATCTCTTGACCCGAGGGTCATAGAGGTAGCGGACAAACAAATCTTCTGGAGTCAGCTGGAGCGCGTAGGGGTCATAGCGACACCCTATCGCGATTCCAGATTTAGTCCTGACGCAGTTTAGATTTAAGGCGGGCAAGTGTGTCTGGTCCATACATCTGGGTCAACATATCTACCAATTCGATCAAGCCATCTTGCAGCTTGTCGGCCCATTCATCGCCGTCTACGTTCACGTCAACGCCGACCAATACGGGGCGTTTCGGGATGAAACCGAAAGTGACGACGATATTTTCTTTTGCGCCCTCAAGTTCTTCTTGAGGAGTTTGATTTTCTGCAGACATGATTATCCTTGGTTGACGTAAGATTTAGTCGCTTCGCCTTCATCGACAGAGTCTTTGGCGACTTGCACAATTCCGGCGGCGGCGTGTTCCTCGACGAGCAGCAAGTAGCGGCGCAAGTCGCGGATGTCGTCAATTATACCCTCAGGGCGGCGGTCGTGAGCGATAGCCTCAAAGATGTCGTAGTTGTGTTTTTTGACTTGGTTCTCAAGTCGATCCCACTTCCGAGCGAGCATCATGAATGCGCCCACCCCGCCGCGATTACGCCAGCTGGTTCCGTAGCTTTCTTGAGCCTTGATTAGCCCCGCGATATCTGCGGCGCAAAGCCCGTTGAGGCCAGCTTCAAGCTTCGTACGTACGCCGTAGGGCGTGAGCGGGCTTTGGTGGTTAAGAGTTTGGGGGGCTTGAGGACCGCAGCCTGTGCAGCCCACGTGTTTATCTTCGCGCATCGAGTGCCAACCTTTCTGTGATAAGTTCGTCTAACAGTTCCAACCCTGCTTGGTGTGGGGTTAGCCCACGCAGGTACAATACACCACGCTCAAAGACTTCTGAGATGGTTCTATTACCCATCTGGAGTTCACCCAGACAAGTGTAGAGCAAATCAAGCATATCTGCCCATTTTAGGATCAGATACTCATCACCCGTGAGCTCAGGATGATTTATGTGGTGAGCTTTCAGCTTGCGGTGCTCTAATTCGTCTGAGGCCTTCTTCAAGAACTCAGATTCCCACTTCGCCGTGGCGGGGATGTCGCCCGTCCACTGCTCAGCTGTGTCGTGGATCAACGCAGCGTGAAGCAGGGGCGAGCTGATAGACATACCGCTCATAGCCATGATGATCGCGATCACGTTTGCAGTATGCTCGCCTACGGTCTCATAGCGATGCATACGGCGCGTGTGCCAGCGCGTGACGGAGTTACCCGCACGGATCGTCTTGATGATGCTATGCTGGATCATTCTTGCACCTTCAGGGGGGCGCGGCGGATTTTAGCAACGCCTCGAGGGTACTTAGGTTCTTTGGGTTGAGCGTTGCCGACTTGAAGGCCGCGCAAATCAGCAGCGGCTTGGCAAGCCTCGCGAGAACGGCGCTTCTCATCCCAGAGTTCCAAGATCAAGCCAGCAAGGGGGCGCATACTGAACTTGGGGTTCAATTCCTCAAATTCAGCGGCGGTAGCCCAGCCGTAAGCCTCAACGTAGGAGTTCCAATCGACTTTCAACTTACGAAGCAAGCCTTTGACGCCCGCATCCGAAGGACGAACGTAGTACATAGGCAGATTGACGCCGGCATCGCGGGCCAGATCAACCCAGTAGTCATCATCCGCATGTTTGCGGGTGTAATGGCTGCGTTGCAGATCAGACTGCTCGCGGGCTTTTGCGCTGGTTTCAGCAGAGAAAGGTTTAGTCATGATTTGAGTTCTCCAGTTTTGATTTCAAGTATGCTGCAATCAACAGCGCCTCAGCGCGGTCAATATGCTTCTTCAAGTGCAGCTCGGCGTCAGGAAACATCTTGATCGCCAAGGCGCGGGCTTCTTCTTTGTCGCTAGTCAGTTTGTAGTGTTTCTTCCATTCTGTTGGAGTGATATACACGTAGGGATACCCCTGACAAGCTATCACCGATCGGCAAGCCCCGAAAGAATCGCCGAGGCTGAACACGCTAGACACACCCTGACCAGGCATTGCGTTCACGCGCTCAATCGCGGCCGTAGGAGGGTAGTTAACATGCTTACGCAGTATGTCAGCCATTCCTTTGGCGTTGATCTCATTTTTAACAGTACCGGCCCCTTTCTGCATGATCGGGATATCGTGTACCTCGTACTTGTCACCTGAAATGATGGCGATAGCGCCACTCAAACCAGGATCGATTCCGATGTAGCATTTCAGTACGGAGTCCATGCGTCGCATCCTTTAGATTGAAAGCCGTAGGGAATGACTTCGTCTGACCTAGAGCATACCCACTCACCCTTGTCGGCCACCTCAGCGTATTGACACGTGCGGCAGTTTTTGAGGATGGGTTTGTAGCCCCAGCATACGTCTTTCGCGTTACAGAACTTGCAGCGCCAGTCACCTTCTTTCTCAGCTAGACGGGGCGGGGGCGACATGATCGTGATCAGGCCGTTCAACTTACCCTCAATCTCAGCAAAGCACTCAGGATCAAACTCAACTCGCTCGATGTAGTACTGCTCATTGTCTTTACAAATAGCCAAGTATAGAGCTCTATGGATACCAGAAAGCCCCATACCTGACTGCATCTGCCAGTAGTGCTCAGGCTTTGCAACCTTCACACCGCGCTTTTCCAACTCTTTGAAACCGCTCACGTTTGTAGATTTGATCTCCAGAACATGAGGCGTTTTCTCAGCGGATGGAACGCCTTTGGTCACCCCGTCAGTCTTACAAACAAAGTGGCCTCGGGCGGCAGTGTATGTCCACTGCTTGTTGGTTTCAGGATCAACCTCCCAAACCTGCAACCCCGCGTCTTTCAGATCTTGAACTACACGAGCTTCTTGGATGTGTCCTGTCTGAAACAGGCGAAGCATGCGGCCTTCAGGTACATCGATGTACGCACCGCGCCAGTCGTACCAGATTGAGCGAGCACACTCATCACCGATACTGGAGGCTCCAATACGCGTAAGGTACAGCTCGCCGCTTTCGCGGTTTCTGTACGCATTGTAGATCATATCCGCAAGGGCGGTAAGATGTTTAGGAAGCTGAGCCATTGTTCTCTCTCAAGTAGGTGGGGTACTTACGGCCATTGCTAATAGGCAAAATCGCCGACCGTTTTCCCCCGATTTAGATCACTCGTCCCAAGGGGCCTTCTTACCACCAGCGGCGGGGGCCGCAGCGGGCTTAGAAGGGGATGCCGCAGCACTCGAGGCAGCCGCAGGAGGGGTAGCTTTTGCAGCAGGGGCGGCTGCAGGAGCAGAAGCTGCCTTCGGCGCAGCTGAATGCGCGTTTCCCTCGGGCATCTTGTAGCCGTTGATGCGGTTCTGGGGGCCGTACTGACCACTTGCTGGCTCAATGACGATGTCAGCGTAGAAAGGACGGTTCAGCAACTCATCGGTATCACCAGCGTTGGGGTAACCGCAAGCGGCGGCCCAACCGGAAACTTGACGACGGCCAATCTCTTGAGCTTTCGCACTTGGATTGTTGATGTTGAAGTTCATGAAGATGAAGCGGTCAGCGTGAGAAGGACCCAACACACGGAACTTGGCCTTGATGTAAGAGCCAGTGCCAGACGAAGTAGCCTTTTCCTCAGCTTCCTCACACATCAGCTGATATTCACCAGCAGGGATTGGTTCGTACGAGCCGGAGCCGGTATCTGGATCGTATTCACTCGCGGTAAAGCCTAATTTGGCCATGGTTTTCTCCTTACAGTTTAACAGGGATGGCTTGCGCCAGTTTTTCAAAGGCCATAGGAATAGCCTCTGGGCAGTTGTAGCGGTTCTTCGCTACGTACGCGGGGTTTTCGATCACGTGGAGCTGACGCTCACCAGTGGTCACACCTCGAGATACTTTGTTGTTGAAGCCTACGTCAGTCTGCTTCACAATCACTCGGAAGCTTGCGAACGCGAGCACGTCAACCCACTCTTGGAGAAGAGCGTTGCATCGTGTAGGCAGCTTGGGCTGAAAACGGTCGTACGGATCAGAGCGAGGGTCCTCATAGCGAACCACCGCAGCGTGAGCCAATAAGACCACGTTCATGTCACGTTTCTTACGAAGGATATCGAGGCCGTTCAGCAAAGTGCGGAATTCCTCAGCGATCATCATTTGACCCTTACCGTAGGCGAGCTCTTTGGCGTCGTGAGAACCCTCCACATCAGCAGTGATCAGCGGCTCAACCAGCCAGTCTACTGTATCGACTACGACAGTTTTGAACTCATGTTCCTCTTTGACGAGTTTACCGATAGCATCAGCCACGTCTGCAGCGCTGGTCGCGCGGGGAAACGACACTACATCCAACGATGCGAGGCCGTCCTCGGTAGAAATGAAGATGGGGTTCGGAAACATGCTAGCGAGCGTGCTCTTACCGATACCGTGACCTCCGTAAATACAGATGCGGGGAGGAAGCTCTTGCTTACCTCGCACTAGACTATCTTTCCAATCACTCATACATGCTCCTGTTGAAAATGAGTTAAGACGTTATTTTAACGTCAAGATTAACGCAAAGACGCTTTTTGGCCATTTAAAATTTTAATGGGATAGCGTCGTATGATAGTTTGTTCTTGTCCCAACGTAGAACATTACAAACATCATTTCGCTCAGAGGCCACAGTTACGCAGATAGCGCAAAGGGCGTAGTCACCAGCCATCAAGATGTAGTCATCGTCTTGCATCTTAGACAAGACACGACGAGCGTGCTCAATGGCGGCTTGGGGGCTGAAGTTACGTCCGATAGAGGAGAAAACCTCTTTCACTTCGCCGAATTCTTCTGCTGCCGAGTAATCTCGACGGCGGTCAGTCTGTACAATCCATACGGTCATTTGATATCTCCATAGACCTTACCGAACTTGACTTCAGCGCTCACTGGCAACGAAGGCCACCAGCGGGGCGGGGTCTTCATCACCTCTAAGATGTAGTCACGGGCGGCGGGGCCTTCTTCCTCAGGAACCACTGCTACAAGTTCATCGTGAACGGTTAGAGCAACGGGGTAAGTTTCGTTTACAATAAGCAGCTGCTCCATCACTACGTGGCGGGCTACAGCTTGGATGATGTTCTCGGTGACGAGGCCGCCGTACACCCCTGAGCGACCCTCACCTCGAGACATATAAGACCAACGACGCTCAGAAGAACTGTAACGCAAATCAGGATACATCAGCGGGAAACCGACAGGTAGCTTGATCTCGTTCTGTAGCGTGTAGACGTCAAGGCTATCAGAGAGCCGTATAGACTGCCCGTTGAAGATCGACTGCAAGGCGCGGTCGCACGTGTCCCAGAACTTGACGATCTTGTCGTTTTTCTGACGGTAGGCTTTGATCGCTCGCTGACACATATCCATGGGGCGGGGCTTACCCTGAGCGCGCAAGAATTCGAAGAACGTGTTCGCGGACATACCGTAACCTGCACCCAACACCGTCACTTTACCCAACCAGCGCTCATCCTCGTCAGCCTTTGTGATTTCGCGGCTGTAAATGAAAGACGCCATATCGCAGTATGGATCTTTACCCTGACGAAACACCTCAACTAGATCCTCTTGCCCTGCAGCAGTAGCGAGAGCGCGAGCCTCAATCTGGGAGCTATCGCCTACGACTAGGACATGACCAGGAGGAGCGATGAGGCCTTTACGCAGTTTAGAGCCGCGAGTCAGGTTCTGCAGGTTGATACCCCCACTACCGCTGAATCGTCCTGTGTGAGCGCCGTAGTACAAGAGCGGCACAGGAAGCGGGCCAGTCTTACCGATGGCGCTGAGGCGGCGGGCGCGGCTTTCCTCAATCGTTGACTTCAGTTTCAAGCGAGCTGAAACTACGGTTTGAACGCGCGGATCCTCATGCTCTAGTAGATCAGTCAGCCCTTTGTCGTCCTTGGCAAACGCATAGGTAGCCTTGCCGGTGCGCTCGCTCATTTTCATCGGCGGCGTGACACCTAGACGCTCAAGAGCCTCGGCGAACTTTGGATTCGACATGATGACATCCATCGTGATACCTGCCTCAGCGAGCATTTTCTCACGATTCAGCCCGAGGTCAATCACGTACTGATCTAGCATGTCGTGGTCGATGTGGATACGAGGCTGCGTGACCGCGCGAATAGACCATTGCAAGAGCAAGAATTCGAATCGAGAGCACTTGTTGATCAAGAGTTTGTACGCAGCGTGGCAAAGGTCTACGTCATGTTCGCAGTACTCACCTAGGATGTTTCGTTCAAAACTCTGTAAGTCGGCCAAACGCTTCCCCTTGGATACGGCTAGACCGTTGAGTTTTGTACCAAGGCCGAGGGCCTCAGCTACAGAGTTCAGACTGTACGAACGTAGACGCAGTTGAGCCCGAGCCAAACCGACGGTATCAGTCCACTGCTCAGGGTGCCAGTTGTAGCGATGCCCGCAGATAGCCCCGTCAAACTGAGAATTGTGAGCGATAGCCCGAACCTTCTGCCCGTAGAACTTGAAAGCCTTTGTAACGTCACCACCCCACGCAAGGACTGTAGGCTCATCGTTCATCTTGAACCCGCAGCACAATGTCTCAAATCGATCATCACGGATGTACTCCGTGGAGGTCATCTTTGAAAGCGAGTAATCTTTCGGATCGTAGAACGTTTCAAAGTCAAGAGTTAGAGTATCAATCATGTAGGATGTCTACTTTCTTGAGCACACCTGTTGAGCCGTCAAAGGTAGCGCGTATATTTGCCCCGACAATCGTAGCTCTACAGTCACCATCACGTAGGGCGTAGTAAAACTGATAGTCTGGCGTTGGTGTAGGTTTGACGCGATACCTCATATCAAAGTTCCAGCTCGGTTGATTGTTTATACAGTCTACCCAGCGGTGCTCTCGTGTTCTTTCGTCATAGAACTGAATCGTTGCACCGTCAGCCCACGCCTTGATAGTCGCGGCGTGAGGATGGGGACGCTTGGAAGAGTTTCCAGTAGTCATCATTGTTCCTTCTCAGCCAACCAGATACGGCAAGCTTCACGCCAGTCTGTAGCCTTGATGTCGTTGATATGCTTCAGACCGTCTCGGTTGCGTTTGTGCTGCCACCAAACCAAGCTGATCGGTTGAACAACGTCTTGGAAGTAAGGAGTGCGGTACAGGCGCTCGTCTTGAGGATCAAGCATGAAGTCTTGCAAGTCTTTTTCCCAGTCCTCAGGTGAGCAGCCCGAAAACATCGGGTAGGGCTTCGTTTGCAAGTCGGCGTACTCGGTGTCGTAGTAATCCAGAGGCAAGTACGAGGTGTTCTTGACCTTGTCCCAAACAGGGATCTCAGTGTAAACGTGCAGAGAATCCGAAACCTGCGTATAAGGGCCGACCTCATATCCGCAGCGACCAGCTACATACTCTTGAAGCATACTGAAATGTACAACGTTCGCCCCAAGCTTACCGTACAGCAGATCGTTAGAGCGGCAGCATACGGTCATGAACAGCTTATTGTCTCGCACTTTCCAGTAGATATGCGTATTGCAGGGGTGATCCAACTTCTTACCACCGAGGTCTAGATCAGCGTCCCACATAGTAGTGACGACGCGGCGGTCGTTGGGGTTCGCGCGGAGAAGCTTGATCGCGTATTCGATCTGGTCCTCTTTGTGATGGCGCAGACGCCAACCGTAGGCCCCCCAGAACGTATCACCGTCATCACTGTACTGCTTCATCTGAGAGTTGAAGTAGTCCAAGAACTCAACGTCACGGTAGCCGCCGATAATCCAGAGGCCTTCCATACTGTGGAAAAACGGGTTACACATGCGGTCTTTGTTGAACAAGACGCGCTCCATCGGCTTGGAGTAGGTAGTAGCTACAGGCTCATTGAATTCGATGACGGGGCCGTTCCGTGAGTTACGTACGATGCCGTCTTTCCTGATAGCGTTGATCTCGAGCGGGAAAGCCTGATTGACGTTGGTTACATTGAATGAAAGCATTTGAGTTCCTTAGAATCTAGTTTCTGGGGTATACTTGGAGCGAACTTGCCCGCCGTTGATCAAACGGCAGTACTTGTCAAATTCGCAGAAGGTATTTTGGATGTCATGCAACGTGAACTTACTCACGTCCATGTACTTACTCAGCTCATTCCTGCAAGCGATGAGTTCTGAGTTGAACTGAGCTTGCTTGATGGGCTTGTCTAAGCCGCGCCCGAACAGACGGTTCAAACCTCTTGTAGAACCAGGACCGATGGGAGCGAATGTGTACAGGTCAGGAGCATGGCAAAGTAAGTGAGTGTAAGTCCAGTCAGCTACAACCTGCCCCGCCATGAACGTACCGAAATTGAACATACCCTTGAACAGGCCCATAGCTTCTTCTACAGTGCGGTACTCAGGTTTACGCTGGAAGAATGCATTGAACTTATCGCGATGGAACCACGCATTTTTGAGCGTGGAGTTCGCTATCCAATCACCCTTTGTACGCCCTTCAGGTAAAGTGCGGGCGGTGATGAGATAAGCCCCCGTCCAAGCCTTTTCACCGGATTGAACGCGGTGATCAATTTCAGCCCCTAGAGCGTCAAACCAGTCCCCGTGCAACGTATCTTGCTCCCAAGCGTCATGCTGCAGCATCAGGTCAAGGGTTGGAGGCCAGTTGATCCAGCGGGCAACGATCGGCATGAACCAAAGTAGCGAGTAATCTCTGTACGGGCCGTACCAGTTATCGATGAGCCATCTAGATACGCGATCATCAGCGCGGCGCATGTTGCAGAACTTGTAGGTGTTTAGGATGTCATCCTCGCTCCAAGGGGCGGGAGCGCCAGCCTCTTTCTCTGTACGGATATGCTCACGCTCCAGTACGAAGTATACATACCGGTTACGCAGCTCAGGTATAGGCATACCTACTTGGTTTGGCTCAGTCATGCTAGGCGATCCGTCTTGAAAGCTTCATCGACGAGAAGCGAGAATGTATACAGATCTACCTTAGACAGATCAAACAGGTTTTCTGTCGCAGTAGTCCAGTACCAGAGGCGACGGCGTTCATTCAGATTTTTCATGGCCAAGCTCCTTCAAGATGATTTGTACAGCTTCTTCAGAGGT